AACTTTAAACGATGGAATCGTTGGATTGTTGTGTGTTGATTTTACAAAAAAGAGGTGCAAAATAAATAAAGAACAAATCTCATTACTTCAAAATCAATCTATCATTATTGGTGGTTATTTGATTTAAATTAATTTTACTTTAAATAGAATTTAAGTGTAGTTAATTTTAATATTAACTATGTTATCAACATATTGTCAGCATTGTGGTAGTAAAAACGAGTATAGTAGTGTAAAGCCTAAATTTTGTTCTAGTTGTGGTCAAATGTTGGCTGGAGATTATAATGAAGCCAGAAATGTGCAGCCAACAGTAAACAAAGCACCCCCTCAAAGAAGTCATCAAATTGATGACGAGGATGGTACCGATATTTTTGAAGTTCCAAATATTTCAAGACTTGAATACGATATAGAGATTAGTCAGGATAGTTTTACCCTGGGTTCCATTTTACCTCGACACGAAGAAGCTGCACCAAAGCGAAAAAGGGGCAGACCGAGGAAAAATGGGTAGACAAAAAAAAATAAAATACGAAGATCAAATAGATGTAATTAACCAGGAAATTCGTAAACGTAAGAATAAATGGTTCTTAGACTCAATGCCTTGGATATCATTTGAAGATGTTGAGCAAATAATTCGAATACATATTTATCAAAAATGGGACCAGTGGGATCAAAAAAGAGAACTCAAGCCATGGATAAATAAAATTATAACAAATCAATTTAAAAATATTTTAAGGAATTTTTATTTAAACTTTGCAAAACCATGTAGCAATTGTCCGTTTGATAGTTCTATAGGTGGAGAAAATTTATGCTCTTTCACCAAAAGTGGAGCTCAAGATTCTACATGTCCATTGTATGCAAAATGGGCCAAAAGCAAAAAAAACGCTCACGATGTCAAGATACCCTTGAGGTTGGATGCTCAAGAATACGAATCAGCCAATGATATGGCTTCTTGTTCTTTTAATGTAGATGTAGCTATTGTTGCAGTACAAAAACAACTCAAGGAAGAATTATCCGAAAGACACTATCAGATATATGATATGCTTTTCATACAAAACTTAGATGAAGATGCGGTAGCTAAAGAACTGGGATACAAAACTAATGAACAAGGTAGAAAAGCTGGATATAAGCAGATCAAAAATATGCGCAAATTTTTTAAAGAAAAAGTGTTAAAGATAATTAAGAATAAGGATATAATTATATGAAATTATCAGAAGAACAAAAAAAATTCATTGACGAAAATTTTCAAAGAATTCCAGATTTAATTGAACTAACTAGAGCAACATTTAAAGATGGTACAATTGATGGAAGATCAAAACAGGGTAGGGCGGTAAGACAGTATTTGGTTTCTAAAGAAATTAAATACAAAACAACCAAGCACGAAGAAGTTAAACCGATAGTTTTAACAGAAGAACAAAAGCAGTTCATTGAGCAATACTCTCAAGATGGTATGAGTAGCTATCAAATCGCTCAATTACTGTTCCCTGATGACGAAGTTAAAAAACTAGGTAGAGAACAAAGAACTGTAGGCAATTATTTGGATGCAGTCAAGAAGAGAAAGCGAGAAGAGAATCGCGCAGAGAGAAATAAATATGATGGACCTAAAAACATAACAGAATGCATTGATAGGGTAAATTTGTATACTGATGCTGGTTTAGTGGAGGGTGAGATGAAGGCTATGGAGCGCAAGTCTATAGAGTCTTTGTTTCGATTTTTGAAGTCTCCAAGATTCACTCAAATTATTAGTAACTACCACAAAGAAGAAGATCAAGATTTATTTGAAGCGGAATTTATTAGAGCTACATGGGATAAGCCTGACTTAAGTGCAGATGAAATTAACTTGTATGTCAATGTTTGTGTTGATTATATAAATTTAAAAAACATTTCTTCTCACATGGAAAAACTTAATAGAATGTTTGACGAAGCTGACGAACAACAAGAGCTAACCGTGAGGCTTTCTGAATTATTGAAGACCAAAAGCGAGGAATATAATCAGTGCGAGAAAAGGCAAGAATCCCTAATACAGAGACTTGCTGGTGACCGAGCTAAAAGAATATCTCAACGTCAAGATCAAAATGCTTCAATATTATCATTGGTTGAGAGTTTTCAAAATGAAGAAGAAAGAAAGTTAATGGTGAAAATGGCTGACATGCAAAAGAAAGCAATCACAGAGGAAGCTAACAATCTTGAGTCAATGAATGAATGGAAATCGAGAATACTAGGTATTACGAAAAGTGATGTTATATGAAATTAAATAGTGATTTATATTGTTATAAAATTAACAAAGTTATTAAAGTTGTTGACGGAGACACTATAGATGTTGAAATTGATTTGGGTTTTGATATCTTAGTAAAGAAAAGGGTTAGATTAAATGCTATCAATGCGCCAGAATCTAGAACACGAGATTTAGAAGAAAAGAAAAGAGGTCTCGCAGCCAAAGCTAGACTAAAGGAATTATGTGAAGAAGGAGACTTGATTTTAAAATCTTGCGGCATAGGGAAGTATGGAAGAGTGCTTGGTGAGATATACACTAGAGGCTGTAACATAAACAACATTTTACTGTCAGAAAATCATGCAGTCCAATACTATGGCGGAAAAAGATAATTATATTTGCAAGGTTTGCAATGAATCCTTTTCTACTGAAAAAGGTTTGCATATTCATCTTAAAAAACATCAAATGGATTTAGCTACATACTATACTACATTTTATCCAAGAAAAAATTTACTCACCGGAGATCCTCTGCCATTTAAAAATAAAGAAGATTATTTCAATCATGACTTCTCCACAAGAAAACAGTTAATCAAATGGTGCATGAGTCAGAGTAAAGAATCTGCACAATCATATTCTTTAAAAAAGCTAAAACAAAGAATTGATTTAAAGAAATTAAAATATGGTCCAAATCATCTAGAACTTAAGATTGCGAAACTTCCAGATATAGATGTATACAAATATGCATTTGGTTCATATGGAGCTGCATGTAATGAGTTAGGGATCAAACCATTATATGGAAAAAAGATCGATCAAGATTTCTTTAAGGATGACAAGCACTTTGAAGATTTAAAAATATTTATAGACACAAGAGAACAGAAGCCTTTAACATTTAATGTTTCTGAAGATTTAAAGCTTGACTTCGGGGATTACACTGTTGGTGGAGAAGATTATAATTATACATATGTTGATAGAAAATCTGACTCAGATTTTAAAGGAACTCTATCCGGTGGCTTATCTAGATTTAGACGAGAATTGCAAAGAGTGAAAGATTTTGACTCTTATTTGTTTGTTGTGGTGGAAAGTGATTTAAATAGATTGCATAAAAATAATATGTTTGGACCTCATAAATCAAACTTAAAATTTATATATCACAATATGAGGTTATTAACTCACGAATTTGCCGGACATTGTCAGTTTGTATTTACTGGTACTCGTGCAAACTCACAATCTGTGATACCAAAAATACTCAAGCTGGGAAAGAAGCTTTGGGAAGTAGATTTACAATACTACATAGATAAAAATGGCTTGGATTGAAGGTAATCAAACTCGTAGGCACAAAGAAGAGGTCAACGAAGAAATATTAAAACTGGAAGGCTTCCTTGAGGAAAATGAGGCTAAGCAAAACCTTTACAAATTTTTAAGGGAAAATATTACATTTACTACGAATTTAGTAGCTGGAGTAGATTTGTTTCCTTTTCAACATATGGCAATTAAAGCTATGTTTGAAACTGATTACTTTATGGGAGTGTGGAGTCGTGGTATGAGTAAATCATTTACTACAGGAGTATATGCATTTCTAGACGCTATATTAAATCAAGGAGTTGAAATTGGTATACTGGCGGCATCATTTAGGCAGTCAAAACAAATTTTTAAAAAAATTGAAGATATAGCAGCCAAGCCAGAAGCTAGGATGTTGGCTAACTGCATAACTAAAAAGTCAAAAAGCAATGACGAATGGTTGATGGAAATTGGTAGAAGTAGAATTCGGGCCTTGCCTTTGGGTGACGGCTCTAAACTTCGTGGTTTTCGCTTTCATAGAATTATTATCGATGAGTTTTTATTGATGCCTGAAAGAATTTATAATGAGGTTATTGTTCCGTTTTTGTCTGTTGTTGAAAATCCCACCCAAAGAGAAGATTTGTATAATCTTGAAACAAAGTTAATTGATCAAGGAAAAATGACGGAAGAAGATAGATATGTGTGGCCAAACAATAAATTAATAATGCTGTCGTCTGCAAGTTATAAATTTGAATATATGTACAAGCTATATACTCAATTTGAGAATTTAATCAACAATCAAACAGATAAAGCAACTCGATGCATTATGCAGTTTTCTTATGATTGTGCACCAAAACAATTGTACGATCAAAATTTAATTACTCAAGCTAAAGCTACAATGAGTCAGTCTCAGTTTGAGAGAGAGTTTGGAGCTTTGTTTACAGATGACAGCTCTGGATATTTCAAGACATCCAGAATGGCTGCCTGCACAGTACCAGACGGAGAAGATCCGCATGTAGAGATAAAGGGTATGCCTGAGGATGAATATATACTTGCTTTTGACCCCTCTTGGTCAGAGAGTGAAAGTAGTGACGACTTTGCTATGCAGGTTTTGAAATATCACAAACATAAAGGTACCTCAACATTAGTTCATTCTTATGCTATGTCAGGCACTCCACTAAGAGAGCACATTTTTTATTTCTATTATCTAATTAAAAACTTTAATATTATTGCAATAGTGGGAGACTATAATGGAGGAGTTCAATTTATTAATGCCGTCAATGAAAGTGAATTATTTAAATCAAATAACATTAAAATTAAAACAATTGATGGAGAGTTTGATAAGATGGATGTGTATAAAGAAGAATTAAGGACGGCTAAAAGTCAATACAATAAAAAAGATTATAGATATCTGATATTACGCAAACCCACATCAGATTGGATTCGTAGGGCTAACGAATTATTGCAAGCTAACTTTGATCACAAGCGCATATGGTTTGGTTCTAGAGCAATAGACGAATCATACAATAAACAGAGAGCTAAAAAAATTCCAATTGACAAGTTAAAGTTTTTGAGATTATCAGATGAAGAACAAAAACAAACTGGTGCAGCAAAAATGATAGACTTTATAGAGCATCAGTATGATATGATTAATATGACAAAGAATCAATGTGCTTTAATTCAAATTACAACCTCACCTCAGGGAACGCAAACATTTGGTTTGCCGGTAGAATTGCGTCGGCAAACGGGACCAGATAAAGCCAGGAAAGACTCATATTCCGCATTGGTTCTGGGGAGTTGGATGGTAAAAATATTTTATGACATGAATAACACCAAAGCTCAAGAGGTCAATTCAACATTTACGCCAATGTTTCTATAAGTTAACTTTTAACTTTTGTAGACTTTTACTTTAACTTTGTGTATTATAATTTGTGAAAGAAAAAAGAAAATATACAAAACGGTCTGATTACTGGGATCAATTCAATAAACAAGATAAGCCAATTGAGGACATTTTAAAAGCAAATCAATTTATTGATACATTGCCTGAAACCGCAGGAGAAAGTTTTTATGTTCAAAGTTCTCAAGCTAATCATAGGCAATCTAGGTCCAATCCTACCGCAGGAAGGAGTAGTAGCACATACCGTGGTCCAAAAGCTCATAAATATACAAATATTAGGGAAGGTATACTACCATACGATTATGGTGCAGACGGCATTAATGTGAGGGATGCTATTGAATTATGTCAAAAAGCTTATGCCAATATTGCAATATTTAGAAATGCCGTGGATATCATGGCAGAATTTTCAAATTCACCCATTTATCTAGAGGGAGAAAACGAAAGGTCTAAGAAATTTATCGAGGGTTGGCTTAAAAAAATTAATATTTGGAATATTAAAGATCAGTATTTCAGAGAGTATTACAGATCAGGAAATATCTTTTTATACAGAATAGATGGTAAATTCAATAATGAAGATCTTTTGAAATTAAATTATGTATATGCTTCACAAACATTAAAGTCTGGAGAAATTCCAGTCAAGTATATACTCTTAAATCCATATGACGTAGTTGCAGATAAAGCTACAGCGTTTGAAAGTGGAGTTTATAAAAAAATATTATCAGACTATGAATTAGAAAAATTAAGAGATCCTAAAACAGAAGAAGATAAAAAAGTTTTTGATTCGCTTGATCCTAAAACCAAAAAACAAATCAAAGAAGGTTCTTTTAATCGTGATGGATTGAAAATAGAGTTGGATCCGGAGAAGTTAATATATTCATTTTATAAAAAACAGGACTATGAACCTTTTGCTATTCCTTTTGGATTTCCTGTACTTGATGATATCAATTGGAAATTAGAACTAAAAAAAATAGATCAATCAATATGTAGAACTGTAGAAAACGTAATACTATTGATTACAATGGGTAACGAGCCCGACAAAGGCGGAATCAATCCACACAACTTGAAAGCTATGCAAGATCTATTCAAGAACGAAAGTGTTGGTCGGGCACTTATTGCAGATTATACCACCAAGGCTCAGTTTGTTATTCCCGATTTAAATAAAGTTTTAGGTTCAGAAAAATATAGAATTGTCAACGAAGATATTAAAGAGGGTCTACAGAATGTAATTGTTGGTGATGAAAAATTTAAAAACACTCAAGTTAAAGCAGAAATATTTTTAGAAAGATTAAAAGAATCGCGCAACTCATTTCTGCATGATTTTCTTCAACCTCAAATCAAAGAAGTGTGCAGAAACATGGGTTTAAAATCTTATCCTACTGCTAGGTTTGAAGAAATTGATATCAAGGATGAAGTTCAATTTCAAAGAGTCATTACTCGATTGCTAGAAATTGGTATACTGACTCCAGAACAAGGTATTAAATCTATGCAAACAGGATTATACCCTAACCCAAGAGAGCTATCTGCAGAGCAAGAAGGTTATGTCGAACAGAGAGAAAAAGGATATTACAATCCTTTGGTCGGAGGTATCCCTATGATCGAAAGTGTTCAATCAGAAAAAGACCGAGAAATTTCCGAAGAACAATTAGAGATTCAACGTGAAGGTATGGAAAACCAAAAAGAAGCCGTACAACAAAAAAGCAAAGAAACTCAAAATCAAACAAACAAATCCCCAGGTCGTCCACACGGCACCAGTCAAATTCCATTGCAAGCCACAAAAACATATGGCAAGGACAACATCAAGGAAACTATATACCAAATTGAAAATTTTGAATCTTATGCTTGTGAGAAATTTAAAGAAAATAAAAATTTAAAAGATATCAATGAATCACAAAAAAATCTTGTTTCCAAATTGTGTGAATCTGTTGTATGTTCAAAACAAAAAAATCAATGGAAAAGAACTTTCAATGCATGCATAAAAGACTTAAATAAAATAGAACAATTATCTGTTTTACCTGAAATTCTAAACATCGGAGCAGAGCATGAATTGACGGACTATCCATCTGCTATACTATATCATAGCCAAAACATTAAAAAATAGTGTACAATAGTATATGAGTCAAAAATTTAAATACACCACAAAGTTTTCAAATGTAATTTTAGCATCTGGAGAAATTGACTCGCCAGACTTAAATATTAGTAAAGCATCGTTAGAATCTTTAAAACAAATTATACCCACTGATGTTGATTTAGAGAAAAATATGGATTTGCTGGCAATTGCATATAATGCAGCTGTTGTAAATGCATTCAATAAAAACGGAGACGGTATAGATTCTAAATCTGCAGTTCGTATACTTGATCAATTTAAACACAAACCAACAAACATTGAACATCAAAAACAAAAAGTAGTTGGACATATAGTATCTGCAGGATTTTCGAGTTTCATGGATAACGAATTATTGTCTGCAGAAGATGTTGAAAATATGAACGAGCCTTTCAATATTGCCTTAGCTTCTTTGGTGTACAAAACAGTTAACCCGCAATTCGCAAGCTTGGTAGAACAATCGGTAGATCCTGAGAGTGAATTTTATCATCAAGTTTCAGCTAGTTGGGAAATTGGATTCAATGATTTTGTATTAGCGGTTGGTAGCAACGATTTAAAAGATGCCGAAATCATCAATGATGAAAATATGATTGATGAATTGAAAGGTAATTTAAAAGCTTTGGGAGGAGAGGGAAAAATGAAAGATGGCTCTCCAATTCATCGACTCATTGTTGGAGAAATTTTTCCGCTTGGTATTGGTTTTACATCAAATCCAGCAGCAAATGTAAAAGGTTTAACTTCAAGCTTAGAAGAGAAAAAAGTCATAAATGAGGACAAAAATGAAAAAAATATTTCACAAAACATCAATTCTGATGTAAATAACAAAAAAAGTATTATTATGGACAATAACGAAATTTTAAATAATTTAGTGTCAGCTCTTGAAGAAAAAGTGTCTGAAAAGAAGTTTTCTGAAGAAGCGGTGGCTACTGTATCTAAAATTATTAACGACGCTATTCTTGAGCGCAACGAATCTTTCGTTCAAGAAAAAGAGCAACTGGAAACTGAAAAAGCTGAACTCGCAAAGGCTGCTGAAGAAAATGCAGCTGCCATGAAGAAGCTTCAGGAAGAACTCTCCTCTGCTACAGATCGCGTTACTGAATTAGAGCAGCAGCAAAAACAACAAGAGGCAGTTGCTCGTTTTGACGCGCGGATGTCCGTAATCGAAGATGCCTACGAGCTCGACGAAGATAGTCGCAAGGTAGTGGCTCATGAATTGAAAGATCTTGACTCTTCTGATGAAGCGTTTGCAAACTTTCAAGAAAAGCTACAAGTTGTACTCAAGCATCAAAACAAAGAATTTATCGCTAAACAAGAAGAAGAGTTCAATGCTAAGCTTGCTGAAGCTGTTGAAAAACGTTTAGCTGAATTAAAAGAAGGCAACTCTTCCGAGGAAGAAGTTGTAGAAGAAGCTATGGACAAGGTTGAAGCAGAAGAAGAGGTTGTTGCCAACAACAATGCAGAATCTTCTGAAGAAAACCTTACTCTCAAGCAAAAATTTGAAAAAGCTTTTTCTGAAGACAATTTAACCATTAACTACTAAAATAAAGGAATAAAATAATATGGCTATTAGACTATTACCATTTCGTGATTACGACGAGCATGATGTCGTAAATCTTTTCAGAAGTAACGCAACTCTCGATCAATGCATTCAATTGCACGAGCCAGCCAAACGCTCAACACCAGAAGGTGATGCTGGAGTATTTGTTAAAGTTCACAACGGAACACTTAATACTCATGAAAGTGATTGGGATCCAATTGATGTTGAAAATAACCCAACTTCATTGCTTGGCAAGACTGATTATCCCCATGTTGCTAGAAATACTTATCCTCAAGCTGCTTTGAGTTATGAACCAGTAACAGCATCTGGAGATGCATGTATTGGAGTTACTCTTCGTCAAACTGTTGCTCGTGATGAGCTTGGAGAAAACTTGCTTTACAATCCAGTCAAAAAAGATGAACTCTACGGCGTTCTTCCAGGCGAAGCGGTACCTGTCGCATCGAAAGGTATGTTTACTTTTACTGACACCGCTATTGTTGGAACTATTAATGTAGGTGACTCTCTTGTTCCTCACTCAGAAGGAAGAGCTAGTGGAGTTAACTCTGCTGTTGTTAATAGTGAGTGTAATAAAATTGGTACTGTTTTAGCTAAAGGACACAGAGAAGACATTAAAAATTGGCACGGAGGCACCAATGTATTTGGTACATCCGGACTGATGGAAAGTGGTAGCTATTACGTCGTTAAATTGAATTGTGCATAATTTTTAATAAAGAAAGGTAAAATTTAAAATGAAAATTACATTAAAAAGAACACCCGAACAAATTGAGCTTGTAAAAGCTATGGCATCCAAGAATCGTGATGTTGCATACGAAGCTCAAGTTGCACTTGCCGAATTCATTGGACCTGTACTTCAAAAAGTTGTTAACCAAGCACCTACACTTAGTAACTTGTTTAGCAATTTCGCTTTTAGCGCTGATGAAAGTCCAAGCATTCCTATGGATCTTTACTATGACATCACAGACGAAGATTACGTCACTGTCTGGAGCCAATCAGTACCTGGAGGTCTTCCAACCAATACAGTAACTCCTATCGGTGGTGAAATGAAGTTCACAACCTATCGTCTTGATAGTGCTGTTGACTTTGATAAGCGTTATGCTCAACGTTCCCGCATGGATGTTATTAGTAAGTCTTTTACTCGTGTTGCTCAAGAAGTTATGCTCAAACAAGAGCGCAATGCTGCTAATTTGGTACTTGGTGCTCTCTCTGAAGCAAGCACAAAAGGTAAAGATCACATCATCACAGCCAATAATGCTGGAGAATCTCGTTTAATTCTTGACGATTTTAATCGCCTCCTTACACTCGGTAAACGTATCAATACATCCTGGACTGGTGGTACACCTGACAGTGGTATTGGAGGTCGCGGAGTAACCGATCTTATCGTTTCTCCTGAAGTTGTACAAGGTCTTCGTGAAATGGCTTATAACCCAATCAATACTCGTGGTAGTGCTGGGGTTGTTGGAGCTAGTGATACTGCGAATGCAGGCAAAGCGATTGGCGGTAATATTGCCGCTACCGACAGCATGCGTGAAGCTATCTACAGTAATGCTGGTATTCCTGAATTCTATGGTATTAATATCATGGAGCTTCAAGAAATGGGTAAAGATCAACGTTTCAATAAATTGTTTGGAGCTTATGCTGACAATAATGGAGCTTCAACGACTGCTAAAACCTTTGATCAAGATTCTCACGAAATCGTTATTGGTCTTGACAAGCGTGTTGAGTCTATGCTTCGTGCAGTTGCTACCGATTCTGAAACTGGTTCTGAATTCTCTCTCGTTGCTGACGATCAATACAGTGTTCGTCAATCCAAGATTGGATACTATGGATCTATTGAAGAAGGACGTATCATTCTTGACAACAGAGCCCTGTTTGGAATTATAGTGTAAGATATTATTTATAATATTCTTTATCAAAAAATCCACCATTCGGTGGATTTTTTGTTTACAAATGTTATTATTATGTGTATACAAAAATAAAACAAGGTTAATATTATGGCTACAAATAAAAGAAAAACAACAAAAAAGAAACCGACTCAGTATGCGAATGGTAAAGTTGAAGACAATAGAAAAGACATTGCAAAAACTGTAGAGGAATTAATGAGTGTAAAGAGCAGAGATCCATTTCATGTAAGTAGTGGAGAAAGTTTTGAAAATGCTGTGACTAGCATGAGTTTGTCGCAACTACAAGAAATTGCAGTAAATGCTGGAGTATTTCCATCTGGAACAAAGGCTACACTAAAAAATAAATTACTTAAAGAATACGAACATCGCAACAATGGAAGATATGGAGCTGCTACAAGCTCTAAAACTATCGTTGATCCAAAATCAAAACAAGCGGCAAACATACTCCGCATCATCAACGAATAATGAATCAACTTGGCGAGCTTGCTTACCATATTTGGGATGTTGAGTTTGGAGATCATTCTTCTAGTTTGGAAAGAGAAAGGCAAGTATTCTTGATATCTGGATATCTGGATGTGAATCTAGGTCAATTAAATACTCTGATTAATACTGATTTTCATTTAAATAAAGAAACAGACAAAGTAGAACCCCCGCTACACACTGAAGAAAAAGCAATTTTCACTCAGCTTTATCTGAAAGATTTTATGAACAAGCAAGCTCGCAATCTATTAAGAAATGCAGCTGCCACAGCGGGCCAAGCATCTACCGCAGATAATGCTAGCACTGAAAACATAAAAGTAACCTCTGACGGAGTAACAGACTGGATAGAATTGAGAGAAGGAGATACAATGATCAAACGAGCTATTGCGACAACTACAGAGACCGCAAGAACGCAAACGAGTTCTGCTCAAATTTTTCAAAAATCCGCAGCTGAAGCAAATCAACTCTTAAAAGAGCTTGTGCACTCTTACAATATGTATGGTTCCAGGCCCGTACAGGTCGCAGGAGGAGTTTCTTCGGTTTCTGAAAGAGAAGACTCAGGCGAAGAATAAGAAAGCTTTCTATGCCCTCTCAAAATCTTGAACATCCGTAATCTTTAAATGTTCAAAAATTTGGCTGGTATAAGCAAGGGCTTCTACCCTCTTTCCGAATGAATGCACTTTCACGCAGTGAACACCATTGTAAGTTCCAAGTTCTTTATATTCGAATGTTTTAGCTAGCTCTAATTGATCTCCTATTGATTGCATCACAAGATCTTCGCCATTGATGGTACCATCCTTATTCCACTGTAGTCCTGGCTTCAGGCAAGCTGGATCATTGTCGAATCCATCTTGATCAGACAAGTCATTATAAATATACAGACAATCAATATTATTGTTATTAAATTTATCTCTAATTAAATCCATTGTGTTCGATAGTTTGTATATATCATAACCTGTAGGATTTTGATCGAGTTGTGTGGGGTGATCAGATCGAGACCAGTACCACCTATATTTTGTGCGCACAAAAAGTAGTTTTCTATTGTTTGCTTTGATCAAATCCATTAAACGCTTGCATCTACGTTCAAAAGTTTGTTTGGTTAATTCAAAGTCAAATCCAGTGTCGTTTCCATTTTCATCAGTTCCATGATATACATGAACAAATTCTACTCCACTGTCAGGATAAAAATTCTGAAACTCACTATCAAATAGTTTTTCTAATAGATTGATATCAGTGATCTGCCAATCAAGTGGAAAAGAAGATTTTCTGGTATATCCATCTGACGAAGCAGTACAGCATCGATGACCAAGACTAATTAAATAATCGTATTCTTTTGAAAAGACCGAATATTGATCAGATAACTTTTTTATTTTTACCACACATCATTATAGCAAAATGAAGTTAAGTTTCAACAAAAAAAAAGCCCCCTTTCGGGGGCTAATTCATTGTGATTTGATTACGATAAATTAAACTGATGCCAATACATTGATTGTGTAATTAGCGCTAGGCACATCGTCAGCAAATACAAACATTGCACTTCCGCTTGTGGGAGTACCACTCAATTGAACGCCTAAAATAGGATCATTTGCATCGGTACTAGTAAGTGTAGCAACAACTGTTGGAGTTGTTCCTTCTGGAAAAAGGGGAGTATACTCAATGTTTTGAAATGAAACTCCTGAAGTGATAGCTTCACTTTTCACTCTTACGTTTTCTGCGTCTATGTCTGCTGCTAAACTTGCGATGCTTTCATCATAGCCAGTCTTACTAAACACTACTTCATCGGATTGATTCAGGAATTGAAAGTTGCCGTCGGTAAGTGCGTTAATTCTAATGTTTTTCCCGTTAAGGGACAATACTTCGGTTGCGAATACTTTTGCCATATTATATATTACATTTAAGGGTTAAATTTGTGAAATGTTTTTTTTAAAAAAA